GTGGAATTGGCTGAAGGTGTTCTCACCGTATCAGCCAAGGCAGAATCATCTGATGAAAAGGAATATGTTCATCGGGGTCTTGCCAAGCGGGCATTTGTCCGTAAATGGACACTTGCTGATGACGTAGTAGTGCGTGATGCTTCATTGGTTGATGGTGTACTAGCTATCAAGCTAGAACGTATCATTCCAGAAGAAAAGAAGCCACGCAAGATTGAAGTTTTGTAATTAAGTAGTCCTCCTAACACCCCTACAATTGAGTTTATTATGGCATTAATGTGTATCAAGACCCTCCTAGGTGAGGATTTAATCGGTGATGTTGATGTGCGTGAGTACACCGTAGAGATTGACACACCACTGATGGTGATGATTGTTCCCAATGAGAAGGGACAATACAGCGTGGGACTTGCGCCGTACATGATTTTCGCGGCCAGCAGAAAGTTCTCGTTTGATAAGAATCACATCATCTTGTTCACAGAACCCGCAGATGAACTGCGTAATCAATACCACAACCTCACAGGAAAGGGTATTGTGGTCCCATCCAAGCCTAAGATAGAGCTTGTCCCATAAGATGTAAGTTGTTATATTGAGTAGTAACTAAACATTCATGACCCGGGAGTGGTTGAATGACGATGAAAAGTTTTTACACGAACGTGATGCAATTTGGAAACAAAATTCTTGTTCGTGAAGTAAGAAATGGGAAGCGTGATGCCATCAAGGTGGAGTTTCGTCCCACGTTGTTCATTAAAGCAAAGAACGAAAGCAAATATAAGAGTTTGTTTGGTGACAATCTTGAACCTATTCAATGTCACGACATCAATGATGCAAAAGATTTCATGAAGAAGTATAAAGATGTGGAAAATTTCCCCATCTTTGGAAATACATCATTTGCATATCAATACATTACTGAACAATATCCCAATGAAGTTGATTACGATATTAGTCAACTAACTATTCTAACCATTGATATTGAAACAGCGTCCGAAAATGGATTTCCGAACGCGGAGAATCCTTTAGAAGAAGTCTTGCTCATTACAGTACAAGACAACATCACCAAGAAGATTACAACATTCGGCGCCAAGAAGTTTGATGTCAATAACATCAAACATATTTCCAACAAAAACAATTTTGAATACATCAAGTGCAAAGATGAAGCTGATTTGCTCTTGACGTTTCTTCGTTTCTGGCAAATGACAATGCCGGATGTTGTGACAGGGTGGAACACACAACTATTCGACTTGCCTTATCTGGTGGGTCGTATCAAGAGAATTCTTGGTGAGGATCGTGTGAAAGACTTGTCTCCATGGCGTGTGGTAAATGACAGAACCATCACAATGAATGGTCGTGAGTATGTCACAGCCGACATTTATGGTGTCAGTAATCTTGATTATTTGGATTTGTATAAGAAGTTTACATATTCTGCACAAGAAAGTTATCGGCTGGATTATATTGCTCAACAAGAATTGGGAAGAAAGAAGCTTGAGCATGGTTATGAAACCTTCAAGGAACATTACACAGAAGATTGGCAATCATTTGTGGAGTATAACGTCATTGACGTAGAACTGGTTGACTCACTTGAAGATAAGATGAAGTTGATTGAATTGGTTATCACCATGGCATATGATGCCAAGTGTAATTTCACAGACATCTTCTCGGCAGTACGAACTTGGGATTGCATTCTTCATAATCATTTGTGGGCCAAGAACATCATTGTTCATCAAAAGAAAGAGAATGTTGGCAGAACTATTGCTGGTGCCTATGTCAAGGAACCCATCCCTGGGAAGTATGATTGGGTGGTGAGCTTTGATGCCGCATCTCTATATCCTAGCATCATCATGCAATACAACATGAGTCCAGAAACTATGATACCTGAGATGACGGTGGATGCCTCCCCTGAACTTCTGTTGGCGAATGAAGTGGATTACACACTCCTACTTCAGAACAAGAACATCGCCATGGCAGCTAATGGATATTGCTACACACATAAGCATCAAGGGTTGTTCCCAGAAATTGTAGAAAAGATTTTTAGTGAACGTGTGTTCTATAAGAAGAAGATGATTGAGGCACAAAAGGAGTATGAAAAGACGAAAGATGCTGAACAAGTGAAACTCATCAGCAAATATAATAACATTCAAATGGCTCGTAAGATTCAATTGAATAGTTTATATGGTGCTTGGGCCAATCAATACTTCCGTTTCTATGATGATAGAATTGCCGAAGGCATCACATTGACAGGTCAATACATCATTCAGCATGTGGGTCGCTCATTGAATGAGTATTTAAACAAGGTATGTCAAACTGATAATGTGGAATATACATTCTATTCAGATACAGATAGTTGTTACATCACATTGGACAATCTGGTGCAAAAGCATTTCTCAACACTGGACAAGAGCAAAGTGGCTGAGGTCATTGACAAGTTCTGTAAGGATAAGGTGAAGAAGATATTGGATGATGCCTGCCAAGAAATTGCCAATGCCACAAATGCCTATAGTAATAAAATGGAGTTTAAGCGAGAAGTGATTGCTGACAGAGCCATCTGGGTAGCCAAAAAGCGGTATGCTTTGAACGTGTATGATAGTGAGGGTGTTCGATACAAAGAACCAAAACTGAAAGTTCAAGGGTTGGAAATTGTTCGGAGTAGTACACCTGGTAGTGTTCGTCAGTATCTTCGTGATGCTGTGAAAATGGCATTGACAAGCACTCAATCAGAAATTCAAGACTTCATTGCTGATTTGGAAAAGAAGTTCATGCAAATGACGCCTGAGGAGATTGCCTTTCCAAGAAGTGCCAACAATTTGGCCAAGTATCATTCAGGTAGCAGTATATACATCAAGGCGACTCCTCTCCATGTTCGTGGCGCATTGTTGTATAATCACCACATCAAAGCAAAAAAGCTGGACAAGAAGTATGAACAAATTAAAGAAGGGGATAAAATCAAATATTTGTATCTCAAGGAACCAAATCCCATCAAGGAGAATAGCATCGCTTTTTCTGGTAATCTACCAAAAGAGCTTGACTTACATAAGTATGTTGATTATAATACAATGTTTGATAAAAGTTTCCTAGAACCTATGAGAACCATTCTGGATTGTTTGGGATGGAATACTACTAAAGTTGCCACACTAGATGATTTATTTTAAGGAGAATATATGTCGCTGATAAACAAACTACGAAAGAATTCTACAATCCGTGAAACAGAAGTCTTGACTGAAAGCAAGTTCTTCACCGCCAAAGACATGATTCAAACACCTGTGCCTATGATTAACGTGGCATTGTCTGGTCGTTTGGATGGTGGTTTAACTCCTGGCTTGACAGTATTTGCTGGACCAAGTAAGCACTTCAAGACGGCGTTCGCTATGCTTCTTGCCAAGAGTTACTTGGAGAAGTATGAAGATGCTGCCATCTTGTTCTATGATTCCGAGTTTGGTGCGCCGGCAGGATACTTCCAGAGTTTTGGTATTGATACTGACCGTGTGATTCATACTCCCATCACAGACATTGAACAATTGAAGCATGATATGATGTCACAAATCAACAACATTGAACGTGGTGAGCATGTCATCATCATTGTTGACTCCATTGGCAACTTGGCATCACGAAAGGAAGTGGAAGATGCCTTGGATGGCAAGAGTGTGGCAGACATGACTCGCGCCAAGCAGCTCAAGAGTTTGTTCAGAATGGCAACTCCCCATCTCACCATTAAGGACATTCCGATGGTGGTGGTGAATCATACTTACAAGGAAATTGGAATGTTCCCGAAGGATATCGTGTCAGGCGGTACTGGCATCTACTATTCAGCAGACAACATCTTCATCATTGGTCGCCAACAGGAAAAGGATGCCGATGGTTTGACGGGATACAATTTCATCATCAATGTTGAGAAGTCTCGCTTTGTTCGTGAGAAGAGCAAGATTCCTGTTGAGGTGTCATTTGAAGGAGGCATTAGCACATGGTCTGGCCTTCTGGATGTAGCATTAGAATCTGGTCATGTTGTGAAGCCTCAAAATGGCTGGTATCAAAAGAAGGGTGAGGAAAAGAAGTATCGTCAGAATGATACATACACCAGAGAATTCTGGATGCCAGTTCTCAAGGATGCCACGTTCCAAAACTGGATCAAAGAAAACTATGCCATTTCCAACACTTCATTGGTTGCTGAGTTCACAGATGAATTGATTTCTGAGGAATATGATAATGTATAAGTACGAGGTGAAGCCGAACCATTACTACAAGGAAAATAATGCATCAGATTTTTACATTGAAATGACAGAAGGCCAATTCACTGGATTGTGTTTTGTATATGGTCCCATTGAGTTTGCTGGTGAAGATGAACAAGGTAATGGAAAAGTAAAGTTCGATTATCACTTGTTGTTTATTCCTGCTAATGTAAATTTCGAAGAACAGAAGTTTGAAGTTGAGCAGATGGTAGGTGGAGTGTTACAACAAATCATGGAATCACTTGTGGAGAATACTGATGAAGCTGGAACTGCTGATACTGAATCAACTACTGAAGGATGAAGATTATCTACGGAGAGTAATTCCCTTTTTAAAGGATGAATACTTCACAGATTGGTCGGAGCGAAAAGTTTTTCAGCATGTGAAAACGTTTGTGGAACAATACAACGTTTCTCCTAGTGTAGAAGCCTTGGAAATTTCATTACAAGGTGACAAGGCTTTGACTGAGGAAGAGTTCACAAAGGTTGTAGATATCGTACAGACATTTGGTGAACAGCAGACAAACAAGGAATGGATTCTGGATGAAACAGAAAAGTTCTGTAAGGACAAGGCGGTGTATAATGCCATTCATGATTATTTGACTGACTCGGATGATAGATTTGATTTCTATCACAAAACAGAAGAACGCATTCCATTTGACTTGGATATGTTCAATAAAATCACAAAGGGTGGATTGCCGAACAAGACATTGAACATTGCTTTGGCAGGCACTGGTGTGGGTAAGAGTTTATTCATGTGTCACATGGCAGCAGGTGCCATGAGTCAAGGCAAGAATGTATTGTACATCACAATGGAAATGGCAGAAGAACGCATCGCAGAACGTATTGATGCCAACTTGATGAATGTTACAATGGATGACTTGAAGAATCTTCCTAAGCAAATGTTTGATGATAGAATTTCTCGTATCAGAAACAAGACAGAAGGCAAGCTCATCATCAAGGAATATCCTACAGCATCAGCACATTCAGGACACTTTAGAGCATTATTAAATGAATTGAACTTGAAGAAGGAGTTTCGTCCTGACATCATCTTCATTGATTATCTAAACATTTGTGCCAGCAGCAGATTCAAGATGTCTGGAAGCGTGAACAGCTACATTTACATCAAAGGTATCGCAGAAGAACTTCGTGGCTTGGCAGTGGAATTCAATGTTCCTATTGTGTCAGCTACACAGACTACAAGGAGTGGTTATGCAAATAGTGACATGGAGCTTACTGATACTAGCGAGTCATTTGGACTTCCAGCAACTGCGGACTTCATGTTTGGTATTATTTCCACAGAAGATTTGGAGAAGCTCGGACAACTACTCATCAAACAACTGAAGAATCGGTACAATGATCCTTCTCAACACAAGAGATTTGTGATTGGTGTGGACAGAGCCAAGATGAGATTGTATGATGTGGATGCGTCTGCACAAAGAAACATCATGCAGGAAGACGCTAAAGTTGAGCAAAAGCCTACCACTTTCACTTCCAAGATGTTTGCAAAGAAGAATTTTGACAGCATAAAATTTTAGTATAAATACGTTGGACAGACGGAGGGTTCTATGTACTTGGCAAGTAAACTGCACAAGGAATTGAGACACCATTTCCCTGCTGATGAAATCATCGGGCAAGAAATCCCATATGGTGTCATTACCAAACGTCTGAACAAAATTCTTCGTCCTTTGGGGGCAAGAATTCGTGTAAAAAGAGACAAAGAATTAAAAGTGAAACGTGGAAGTGTGAAGCAGCCATATAATTTTTCTGGCTATTATGATACAGGCAAAAAGAAAAATGCCATTGTATTGAATGCTCATTTCACACCCACCAGAAACACTTTTAAATTCACACGACACAATTATAATGGATTCATTTTCATGTTGTCGCAGATTACACAGCATGAATTCATCCATGAAAGTCAATTTTCTTTTCGTCCGGACCAAGCAGAACGAAAAGTGAAGGTGTTCCATTCAGATAAAATATCTAAAAAACGTTTATCTGAAATTGAATATCTTCGTGAATGGTGTGAGATTGAAGCCTATGCGCATGATATTGCCATGGAAATCAATTACTACTATTCACACCTAAGACCATCCACCGTTATCAAGCACATTGATACGCATAACAAGCTGTATAGCTATATGTTCTATAAGCGTGCTTTTAAAGGGACAGATTGGACTCGCTTGAAAAAGTCTTTATTGCGTAAAATCTGGCGGTGGATCCCCTCAGCACAGGGCCCCATCGCCGTGTAAGTTGTTGATTTGCAAGCACTTACAAGGGCTTGACAAATGGACACAATAGTGTTATATTTAATATGGGGAGAGAATGCTCCTCACTAACAATCACGGGGGATACAGGTATGTCTGAAAATTCGATGGACCTTCTTGGAATGGCCAAGGGGTTGGTGGAAGGCTCTTTAAGAACGTGGGCAGATGTAGATTTAGATGAACAGGAATATCTAGACCGTCTGGCCACTTTTGGTGAAGGCTTCCATGACTTCCTACAATTTCAAGACATGGGAAATGGTAAAACTGATGTAGCAGGTGCTTGACATTTGGTTGCAGGTGTGTTAGAATTAAGATGTAGGTGAGCAGTCAAACTTCTTTCTCATTGGAGGCTGTATTATGCGTAATTCTGACAAGGTTTCTTTCGTTTGTTTCACTAACGGCGGGTCGC